GTACCTACCTTAAACTGATCAGCCTTGACACTCTTTAAAGTCTGTTCAATAATAAACAGATGTTCAGAATGACTAGGTTCCTTAATCCATTTTAAGATTTTAGGTAAATCGTTAAATTTAAGATCACTCATATAGTCCTCCTCTAGTTATGCTCTTAATCTTCTTTGACTATCCATATATAATGGACCAGTCCATTGAATATAATAATTACCAGTTAATACATTACCTCTAGCTGCGTTTAAAGAGGGTTTGTTATAACCAGCTGCTTTTAGTATGTCACCTTTTTTAAGATGACCTGAGTCTTCTTTCATAATAAAAGCAAAAACACCAGTATCCTGTACAACCTTAATGTACTTTTTACCTTCACTTATTTTTGTTTTTTTATCCCAGTTATCAACTTGTTCTTTAGAATAACCAGTCAACTCTTTTTTAAAATTACTAGTTGACATTCTCTCATAGTCAGCTTTGGCACCACTCATCATATTTGAGATACCTTCATCTAAAGTCTTCGCAGACCAATTAACATTTATCATTATTTTGCCTCCTTATACATTTCTTGCGAGTATAAACCAAGTATTGAAAACGCAACACCTAGTAACGCCATACTCCCACCTAGTAACCATTGATCTGCTTCAACGGCGCCAGCAGCACCTATTAAAGACATAAGACCAACAACAAATAAAGTAATTGTTAAATATTCATATATTTTTTTCATAGTTATACTCCTTATATTGCGTATTCTTCAATTGATTCACCATCTTGCGCTAACGCCTCACAAATGGCATAGTCTTCATCACTAATAGCGTTATCTTCACTACCAGTCATAAATTTTACGTTATCTTTCATCAAATCATCTTTTGATAATTTGTTTTTCTTTGTTTTCTTTTTCATAGTTTGTCCTTTTGTTGTCATATGCGTATATAATATAGGGTATAAATACAAAAGTACAGTAAAAAAATGGTAAAAAATGGTTAAAAAACCCTTATTTTTCAACATTTTTTTGGTTTTTTTGTTCTTGTTTTGTTCTAATTGTTCAAAAAAACTAATAAATTGTGATATTTTTCCAAATTTTCATCAAATTAACTACAAAGATTCGGAAACTAGAAAACGAATCGGCAGATTTTTGAAAGATGGCGATTTATATGCGCAATTTAAATGTAATTTTTAACGAATAAATAGTAGTATGAAAATTTTTTGCCAAAATTGCGGACACAAATGCCATTGTGAAGGCTTTTGTTTACAAGATTATGGTCAAAAAGAATTAACTGTCTGTTGTACACACTGCAGACACAAAGAAATAGAAGAAAAACCAACAAGTCCTGAAGATTTATTTAATGGAGCATAGAAAATTATGGCAAAAATGAGAAAATTCCTGTTTTGGAACGAAGCAGGTGAAGAAAAAGAAAAAGAAGCAATGAGTTTAAAGAAAGCAGTAATGTCTGTACAAGGCGATTACAAAGATAAATTCATAAGTGTTGAATATATTAGTAAAAAAGGTAAACAAATTAGTCAATCAGTACAAATACCTATGGGTAGAAAAATTAGAGAAGCTGCGATATTAGAAAAAAAACGATTAGCACTAAAAGCAGCAAAAGAGGCGAAAGATAAAAGTAGATATGCCAGCAATTAGTCGTAAAGGCGATAGTTTAAGTACAGGTCATATATGTACAGGTACTACTACTTTAGATACACCTGGACAATCAACTGTAAGAGCGAATAGTATATTAATCGCTAGAGTTGGTGACCCTACGGTATCACACCCCTTTCCACCATTACCACCTTGTGCGCCACACGTGGCAAATGTAAACGCAGGAAGTGGTACTGTAAGAGTGGCAGGCGCCTTTGTGGCGAGAATAGGTGATAGTGCAGACGCTGGAGCAATGACTTCAGGTTCTTCAAATGTTTTCTCTGGTTAGTGTATAAATATTGGTATGGCCAACTTAAACGCAACTAATAATAGTAAACGAGCTACCAGAATATACAAAGATTTAGATTTAGACTTTGGTAGAAACACTGTTACAAATGATGTTAATAAGTTGACTGATGTTGAATCAGTAAAAAGAAGTGTTAGAAACTTAATTAATACTAATCACTTTGAAAGACCTTTTCACCCTGAGATTGGTGGAAATGTAAGAGCACTGTTATTTGAACCAATGACACCTTTAACAGCTCTAAATTTACAGAGAAAGGTTGAAGAAGTTTTAAATAATTTTGAGCCAAGAGCAAAGATAACACAAATTTTGGCTGATCCTGATATTGATAGAAATGGTTATAGACTTGAAATTAAATTTTATGTTATAGGTATACAAAATCCAATTACAGTAGAAACATTTTTAGAAAGATTAAGATAAGATGGCAAGTAATAAATTAGAAGTATCAGAATTTGATTTTGATGATATAAAATCAAATCTCAAAACATTTTTACAAAGTCAATCAGAATTTCAGGACTACGATTTTGAAGGTTCAGGTTTCGCAGTTCTATTAGACTTACTTGCATACAACACTCACTACCTAGGTTTCAATGCCAATATGTTGGCAAATGAAATGTACCTAGACAGCGCTGACATTAGAAAAAATATTGTGTCAATCGCAAAGATGTTAGGTTATACACCAACATCACCAAAGTCACCTATAGCATCTATTGATGTTACAGTCAATAATGTAACTAGTAATCCAGCAACAATTACTGCAGCAAAAGGCACAGCGTTTACAACTACCGTAGATGGTCAAACTTATCAGTTTGTAACAAACGCATCAGAAACTATTTCACCAGTTGCTGGTGTTTATAAGTTTTCTAATTTATCTGTTTATGAAGGAACACTCGTAACATTTAAATATACAGTAGATAGTACAGATGTTGACCAAAGATTTATTATTCCAAGTGTTGACGCAGATACATCTACATTAAAAGTTTCAGTACAAAATTCTGCTAGTGATACTACAACAAATACATATACGTTAGCAACAGGTGTAACTAGTTTATCAGCCACATCAAAAGTTTATTTTTTACAAGAACAAGAAGATGGTAAGTTTGAAGTTTATTTTGGTGATGGTGTATTAGGTACAGAATTATCAGATGGTAATATCGTAATATTAGAATACATTGTATCAAATAAAACAGAGGCAAACGGCGCTAGTTCATTTACACTTTCAACTAACATCGGTGGATTTACAGATGTTTCTATTACCACGGTTTCAAATGCTCAAGGTGGTTCGGAAGCTCAAACAAAAGAGTCAATTAGATATAATGCACCTTTGCAATATTCAGCACAAGATAGAGCAGTAACAACTAGTGATTATGAAAGTTTAGTAAAAACAATTTATCCAAATGCTCAATCAGTATCTGCTTGGGGTGGGGAAGATGATGAGACACCTGTTTATGGTGTTGTAAAAATTGCCATCAAAGCAGCATCTGGCTCTACTTTAACAAATACAACTAAAACAGATTTAGTAACTCAATTACAAAAATACAATGTGGCTTCTGTAAGACCAGAAATTGTTGATCCAGAAACAACAAAAATTTTACTTACGTCTAACGTTAAGTATGATGAAAAAGTTACAACTAAAACATCTACAACTTTAAAATCAGATGTGATAACTACAATTACAAATTACAATACAAATACATTATCTCAATTTGATGGTGTGTTTAGATTTTCAAAACTTTCAAGTTTAATTGATGCAACAGATAATTCTATCTTATCTAATATAACTACACTAAAAATTAGAAAAGATTTTACACCTACATTAGGGTCATCAACAAAATATAACATTTATTTTAGAAACGCATTATATAATCCACACTCTGGTCATAATTCGTCTGCTGGCGGTATATTAGAAAGCTCTGGTTTCAAAGTATCTGGTGATACTTCAACAGTTTTCTATTTAGATGATGATGGTCAAGGTAACGTAAGACGTTATAGTTTTTCTGGCGCAACAAGAGTTTATGCAAATGAAACTCAAGGAACAATTGATTATTCTACAGGTGCAATAACTATAAACTCTTTAAGTGTATTAAGTGTAGAAAATATTAGAGGTTCTGTTTCAACTAAAATAGAATTAACAGTTAAACCTGATTCAAATGATGTCACTCCTGTTAGAGATCAAATAATAGAAATAGACACAGCAAATTCATCTATCACAGTTACGGCTGATACTTTTGTTGGAGGTTCTGCTGACGCAGGAGTAGGATATACAACAACAAGTAGTTACTAATGGCCAAGTTTACCAAAAAGATAACTAATCTTTTAAATCAACAAGTACCAGAGTTTGTACTTAGCGATCACCCTAAATTTTTAGAGTTTGTTTCTACTTACTACAAATTTATGGAGTCAGCAGAAATTACTGTTGCCAACGTAGAATTAACAGATGGTATTCAATTAGAAACAGAAACAGCGCAAGAAAATAATTTAGTCTTAAACGCATCAAAGTTAGATACAGATAGAACATCATTAGACGCTGGTGATAAGATACTTTTAGAAGATACTGGATTTGGTAAGTTTCAAAGAGGTGAAACTATTACAGGTTCTACTTCAAATGCTACAGCAGAAGTATTATCAGAAGATTTAGATAACAATAGATTATTCATATCAGCACAAGATGGTTTTGTACAAGACGAAACTATTATAGGTGGTACATCAGGCGCAAGAGCAACAATCTCTAATTATAAACCTAATCCTGTCACTAATATACAAGAGTTATTAAACTTCCGTGATCCTGATAGAGCAATATCAAACTTTTTAACTAAATTTAGAAATGAATTTTTAAACACTTTACCAGAAAATTTAAATACTGGTGTTAGTAAAAGAAAATTAATTAAAAATATTAAATCTTTGTATAGAGCAAAAGGTACGGCAAGAGGACATGAAGTATTTTTTAGAATATTATTTAATTTAGATTCTGAAGTTTTTTATCCTAGAGAACAAATGTTAAGAGTGTCAGATGGTCAATTTGATACTAAAAAAATATTAAGAGCAATAGGTACAACAGGTGAAACATCAGATTTAATTGGTAGAACAATTACAGGTCAAACATCTGGCGCTACTGCAATTGTTGAAAACGTATTTAAATTTCAAATTGGTTCAAATGAAGTATCAGAATTTATTTTAAATGAAGATACAATATCTGGTGGTCCATTTGTTACTAGTGAAGAAATTAGAGGTACAGAAACAGATGAATCAGATACATTCATAAAAGCGAACATTACAGGTATACCTGATATTGTTACTATTACAAATGATGGTGGCTTATTAAGTTCAGGTAATGCAATAACTTTAACTGGTGGTGGACAATCTGCTATTATTCAGGTTGATAACGTTGGGTCTGGTAAAATTAATGAAGTATTAATAGATGATGCTGGAACAGGTTATGCAATTGGTGATGATTTAACTTTTACAAATACAGGTACAAATGGTGGAGGTGTTACAGCAAAAGTTTCTGTTGTAAACGGAGGTATTACACCAGAAAGTGGAACATCTGGCGCAACGTCAACAGATCATATTGTATTAGAAGATGAGACTGTTAGAGGCGATGTATATACAGGTGATAAAATTGTACAAGAAAGTGGAACAGGTTCTGGTGAC